CAAAGACTTGTGATATAGTTAAAGCATCAATTTCGCCTTCAGTAATAACAATTCTTTTACCAGAACTTTTAAATAATTTTTCACCAAATAGTTTACTTAATTTAGTATCACCTTTCCATGTAAATGATTTGTCTTTAAATCTAAACTTTGTAGCAGAACCATAATCCATTATATGACATTGTTTGCCATCAACAGTACCAACTCTATAATTAAATTTTCTACAAGTTTCTTCTGTTATTTTTCTAGCGTTTAATTTTTTAAACTCGCCTATGATAGTGCCTGTCTGCATTACTTCTTTCCCTCCATTTTCAAAATATTTACAACCAAAACAATACGCAGAATCATCATCATATCTTGCTAAATTGTCTTTTGAATCACAATTAGGACAAGGTTCATGCTGGATGAAGTTGGCCATGCGCTTGTTCCCATAAATAATCTATAAATTGTTGACCATTATCAAATGTCCATAAAGGTATCTCGCCAATCGACGGAGATAAATTATCTAAACATAGTTTTGCTTGTTCCCAATTACGTTCGTATAAATGTTGTGATCCAGCATTAATACTTAAGTTGCCTAATTTATAAGTTTTTTTGTGTTGGTGCATTAATTGTAATAATACATAGATTGAAATACAAGTAAAATTAAATGCATCATAAGGCCAACCTAACCAAGCATCACTTGATCGCATTGTCGCAATACAATGTAATCTTTCATCTCGTAATATAAATTGTAAACTACAAGTACATGGAATGTCTTTACTAGGACCTGGCTTTTCTCTCCATATATTAATTACTGCTTGTCTTGAATAATCGTCATTAGCTAATGTATCTATTACATAACTTATTTGATCTACAATTTTTGGTCCATAACTTCCATAGAATCTTACATTGTCATCACTAAATTCTGGAATCATTTTACTATAAGGTGCAATAGTACTAACTCTGTTGTCTCCTGATAATATCCACGCAGCTTCTGCGTATCTAAATGCTGTACCAATTTCTCTTTGCCATATATTTAAAAATGGAAAATTCATATCAATAGTAGAATTATAGTTAAGTATTTCTTTAGTAACCATACCTCTTGGTAATCGTACCATATCTTGTTTAAGGATATTACGAACTATATCTTGCCAAACTTGATTTATGTTCATGTTTAAACTCCTCTATAAATTTTTCTACTGATTTTTCTTCATAATCAAATATTTTAAATTCAGGACACAAATCAAAAATTACTTGATAATGGTCATAAACAGAATCAACACTAGAAAAGTCTTCTGTGTCTAATCTACGTTGAAAATATTTCATTACTAAATGTTTTGGTGGTAAACAACCAATATATAATGGTTTATATTCTTCACAAATCTTTTTAACTTGTGCAACATTATATTGTGTTCCGCCTCTAAACACATTTCCATATATTAATTCAGATGGCCATAAACGATCTACAATTGCGTTCTTGTGCAATCTTAATGAATCAATATGTGAGTGGTAAAGATCTTTATATTTTTTTAAGATTTTACCGTCTTCGTTACGCCACACTAACTGACCACGATCTAAACTATTATGTATATATTTAAACTTTCCATTAAACTCTTTATGCAAAGCTTGACCTAAAGTTGTTTTGCC